CGTGACCCTCAGTTTCTTAAGGGTCTGAAGTCCTACCGCGTTCCTGACGATCTAACATCGTCGGCTGTTTGTAGCTTTCTTGAATCCCTTGACTGCCCTAGGTCTTTAGCTGTCTGGCTCCTTTATAAGTACGGGGAGCACGAGCAGCTTGTTGACCTTACGGTTAATCCTCTAGATTACCAGAGGAATAGTTTTCGGGACGCTTACATCGCTACTGAATTCTTGTCAAAGTCCAAGTTTTTAAAATTGGACCGAGATTTGGATAAAGTAGCTCTCGACAAGTTCGATGAATTTGAAGAGCTCTGTAAGTGCACAAACAATCGCTTCCGTTACCCCCTCAGTGACCAGCTTAAAACGCCGGTCACCGTTTGGCTGCATAACGCAGTCACGCGGAAAATTGAGAGGATACTTGGTGATTTCGACCTTCAGGATGTTATAACACAGGCCAACTGGGGTCCTGGAGCATCTACGCTGATAAAGCGCAGAGATGCCAGTTCTCCTGCAAAGTTCCAGTACGAGACTGGAATAACGCGCGACTTGTTCTATTTTGTTAACCAGCCTATGTCACTCTGGTACCCTGGATGGGTTAAAGAGCTGGCCGGAAGGGAAGTCTCCTTTCAAGTTGGTAATAAAATTGTCACTGTGCCTAAGAACGCAAAAACTAACCGTGTTATCGCCATCGAGCCGGGACTGAACTTATGGTTCCAGCTTGGTGTCGGTAACGCGATCGGTATGCGCCTTAGGAGGTGCGGTATAGATCTTCGGGACCAAAGTTCCAATCAAAAGCTTGCCTTAAAAGCGAGCGTAGATGGGAGCCTAGCGACCGTTGATTGTACCTCTGCAAGTGATTCCATTGCAAGAGCCGTTGTTGAGGAGTTGCTACCTCCGCAGTGGTTCGAGTTTATGGATATCTGCAGATCGCACTTTGGTATGCACGGCGACCAGTATAAGAAGAGTGAGAAGTTTTCCTCTATGGGAAATGGCTTCACTTTTCAACTGGAATCCTTAATATTCTATGCGATTGCATTTTGTTGCGCAGAGTATGAAGGATGCGACACATCCGGTGTCAGCGTTTACGGGGATGATATAATAATCCCTGTGGGCGCTCGTGCTGCGTTCCTCGAAATGAT